GACCCACACCATAATAGTAGTAAGAACTATAAATCATTCCCCAAGTTCCGTCCCACGTATGATTAAATTTTGTGTAGTATAAATTTGCTTGGTTAGTGCTATATGAAGTTGTTGTACTTCCAGTAAAAGCTTGCCATGTTGAAAATTGTCTAGCTGCGCCAGTAATTCCTAAAGATTGTCCAGTATTACAGTTGAACACTCCATAGTTCATAGTGTTACCATATTTTTGTCCAAATCCTACGTAGCCATTATTACCTACAACTGTTACCCAATCTTTATTATTGTCGGTTGTCCAAGTATCAGTAAAGTATTCAGTCGCCGTTAAATTATCAAAAAATTCTTTAATTGTTTTTACTTTATTTAAACATACACTTGATTTAAATATATGAATAGTCATTGCTGTTGAAGTTGTTTCATTACCTGCATGAAGCATAACCAACATTTTATTTTTTTCATTATATCCTGTGCTTACAGCGTATGTATTAGATACGTTCAACATATGTGTAGTATATTGGTAATATTGAATTTGGCCAGAAGTATTATTTCCTGCATTTAATTCCCTTAAAGTCTGTCGTCTGTTACAGAATAATCTTCTAGGTCTAATTCCTTCAGGAAGAACATGATTAAGTTTTGTCCAACCTATTTGATATTCCATGCTCTCGGTATATTGGTGATAACTATTCCAAGTAACAAATCCTGTTCTGGAAAGAGAATAATATTGTCCCCAAGGATATTGGTCAGTTTGATATATACTCTTATTATAATTAACCCAAGAAGAATAACCTTGTGTTGTTAAATCAGAATGGGTTATATCAGTACCAAAATCTGAATAGTTGTAAGCGTGCATAGCATCGCTAGTAATACCGAATCTATAAGATGCTGTAGAATAAGTAGCTTGTCCCCAAGGATTTCCTACGATTTTATGGCCAGAATCAAAAACCCTAAATGTCCAGTTGGTGTTTCCATCACTATTATCACCTAAAAATCCGTATAAAGGTAAACCTTCTTTACGACTATCTGTTCTTGATAAAACTAATTGTGATATTGATGCCATAGTATTTTATTCCTAAAATTTCTTGTTTTTAATTATAAAAGTTTTTACTTTCATATTTAAATTATGTTAATAACCATCCAATATAAGTTGAAGTAACGTCTGGCGTAGTTTTAAATGTCAATCTAATAGTAGCATAATTTTGGTCGCAAGTTAAACTTTCATTTACACCTGCTATTTTATACCCACCAGCTTGAGCTATTGTAAGATTATTTGTTTGCCAAGTTCCAAATGAATCAACAAATAAAACCTGGTCATTATCTGCAGGAGTACTTGGTAAAGTCATAGTAAATCCGGCAGCTGTTGTGTTAGTTATATATGCACCACCTGCGGCTGCTGTAAAATTGGCCTGTTTATATTCCCATAAAATTGAACTTGCAGAAGCCCAAATAGGATTTTGGCCAGCACCCTTAGTTTGTAAAACTTGTCCACTTGTTCCAGCTGGTAATCTTGCTACACCTGAAGCATCTCTATATAAGAAATCTCCTTGAGTCGTAAGTGCTGTTACGTCTGCTCCTTTTTGTGCTAATTTACTCCAATATGTTGCACTTGAAGTAGCGTTTCCTGTAGAAGCTAGAATACAAATAAATGTTTCTCCTCCAAATGTTACAATGTCATCTACTACATAAGCTGTAGAGTTATTGTAAGCACCTTGAAATACTGGTTTAATTCTTCCTAAATTGAGTGTTGCCATAATTATTTTTTCCTTCTTATATTTATACTAGTTTATACTTTCATTTTTAAACTATTGTTTTTACCATAAAAATCATAATTTTTATGTTATATTTATTACTAAATCTCCGTTAACAACTGAAAAACTTGTACCTGCGTGTGCCATAAAACTACCTAAAAACACATCTTCTTGTAATTTCGTTTGTTTTCTTGTTAATATATTATCAACAAAGTTAGTGGTTAGTAATTTTAATTCTTCTTTATGTTCAGGAGTTGATATGTTACCACCTAATTTACTATGTTTATTATCAAAATAAAATAAATCAGCCACAGCACTACCAGGAACTATACTATCATCAAGTTTTGGAACAACAATTGTAACTGTTGCGCTTGCAGTACCAATAGTACCTGACGTTGTTACGCCTGTTGTATAAGCTGCACCACCTGCATGAGTTCCATCTGAAGTTGTTGAAAAACTAAAATTATGAAGTAATAACGTAGAACTTGAAACATTGAAAACATAAGTGTAACCTTCATAAAATTTAATTGCGTTTCTAGCTTTAGGTAAATGAGAATAAGGAGTTTCATCTTCTCCTGCATCTATTTGAAATCTTCCAGCATCACCAGTAATAAACATTTTTGTTCCAGTACTGTTAAAAGTAATTCCTTTTGGATTTATATTGTTTGTTCTTAATAAAAAGTTAGCGTTAGTTGGTTGCACACTCACTAAATTAAATGCTGTGTTTATAGGATATTCGTAAATTGTATTTGATACATTATTGATAGCAAACAATTTAGTTCCAGTTGCATTAAAAGTTGTTCCAAAAAGACTTGCAGCTGAAGAAGTGTGGTCATACGCAGCTAAATATACTACGCTAACTAAATCAAAAGGTGTGGATAAAGTATAAGCAGTTGTAAGATTATCTGTATCGCCTGAAACATAAAAAACACTTCCAGTTGTGTTAGAAGTTAAACTTTTTACTGCCGTGTCTGTGCCTACTGATGCTCTTTTTGAAAAAGTTGCAGTTGAAATAGTAAAAGCTGTTGACAATGTATATTGCACAATTTGTGGAGCAGTTAAAGCTTGATCGTAATTTCCGCCTGAACCTAAAACAAACATTTTTAAACCATCAGTACTGAAAAGTAAATCTCTTGGTTGAGATTCTTTATCGTAAGTAGAAAATGTTGATGCATAAGAAGCTGTTGATATATCAAAAGCTACAGTACAATTATATTGATTGATTCTAGCATTTGCTGTATCGCAAACAAAGAATCTAGTTCCTGCAACATTCCATTTTATTCCAGAAATGCTTATAGTTGCTGCTGTTTGTGCATTTGATGAATTATATGGCAATTCATTATTCATATTTAAAGAAAATGAATCAGTAAAAGTAGCTGTACTTGTGGAATATGCTGAACTTAAAGAAAATTCAAAAACACTATCGTTACCAGAAATTCTTGTAACTGTTTTATTAATAGTTCTTGGCACTGTTGATAATACAACTCCAAAGAAATCACTTTTTTCTTTTTTACTTAATTTAAAATCTATATATGCGCTCATATTTTTATACTATTTATTAATCGTTTTCTGCTATCTTCCAACCATAAGTTACACCTGTGTAAACTAAAACAAATCCTGCGTGTTTAACATTCACAGTCATATCTTCATTTAATCCCATTATTTTTAAACTGTTTCTAGTTATAGTTAAAATATTGGTATCAAAAGTGCCGTTTAAATCTAAAAATTGTATTTCGTCACCTAATAAAGGAGAAGCTGGTAATCTTAGAGTAGCAGTTGCTGCTGATGTATTTACAAAAATTCTATCATTAGATGCTGCTTGAAATATAGTTGACCCATCTCCTATAACTGTTGAATAAGGATTACCGCCTCCTAATCCTGTCCAAGAATTGCCGTTATATCCTTCCCACTGAGTCAAAGTTGAGTTGTATCTTATTCCGCCTGTATATAAAGCTGCTCCTGTAGGTCTTTCTCCTGTTGTACCAGTAGGCGGCACCCAATGTCCCGTGCCTGCGTGATCTCTTGTCATATATCCTAATACAGCAAGCTCTGTTGGAATAGCTGTATTACTATTACCTGATAATGTTTCGTCTATTGAAAATTCATTAATCGTAGCACCTAATTGAGCACCGATAGAACCAAGTTGTAGTTCAGATAATCCTGAAAGATCAAAAGCGTCGGCATTTAAAGTTGCAATACCAGTTGCCTGTTGAATACGGAATAAATCTCCTACTCTAAAATCTCCATCTTGGTCTGTAGAAACGAAATAAACACGGCCTCCTAATAATTCTTCTACCTCGTCTGTCTGATCGGCCGGTTGTGAAGGAATTCCTGGATAATTTGTATCTACAACGCCGCCAGTACCTATACTTAAAAAGTCATGGCCTGTTAATCGGACGTTTGAAAATTTTGTTGTAATAAGAGTTAAGTTATTATTACCTATAGCACCATCAAGTTGAGTAACGCTATCTGTTAAACGTATAGTTGCTGTACCTGCAACAGTGTTTTCTTCTGTTACTAAGTTTACACGATAAAATTTTGAGTTGCCGGTAAATTTAACGTTTGCTCCTACAGTTATTACATTGGCTACACCCAAAGATGAAGATCCTGATTTTACTGAAATAATTGGACCTAATTGCCCTTGTTGTGCAACGTTTGTAGAATCTGAAGGACCAAAAGTTACATTTAAAGTAACTTGAAATACTGATGAATTTTCTTTTGTAATAGTAATGACTTCACCTTTTTGAAAATTTCCAACTCTATTTGTAATGTGTATATTATTTAATTGTGTGTTATATCTTAAAAACTTAGCAGTTGCACCTGATGTAACTCCTACAATTGTAGCATTTCCTGAACCGTTAATTGCAATTGCTCCTGAAATATCTGATGGAGATGCAACACCTATAAATCCTCCAGGTCCAACTGATGATAAAGTGCTATTATATCTAAGCATTTCACCATTACCTTGTATACTAATAGGTGATTCTGCTACTAATTGTCCTGTAGCAACAGCACCTTGTTCTCCGTAACAAGATGAACCGTTTAAACCTCGTATGAAACCTCCTTCAGAAGCAAAATAAGATTTGTTACAGAAGTAAGTAAAACAAGAAACCATTTCTGCTCGGCCATTTCCATGACACCAAATACCTATACCGTCAGAGTTAATTTGTGTAAAGTGTGTTGCTAAAATTGATTTATTTGAAAGAACATTGGTGTGTAACAAACCATCTATTTTAATACCAACAGCGTTAGTATTAAAAGATGTCATATCTTGTAAATAAGGTGATTGAGTTAAAATAGCGCCTTCAGGATCTAATGAAGTTACAACTGCTCCAGTAAAACCAGTATTCGCACTTAAATGTATAGAAGTACCTGTCATACCTCTTAATGTCATTAATCGTAAATTTGTACCATCATTTAATAACCACATATAAGAAGCATTGTTGGCTTCTAATGATGCAATTTGTATTGTTATGGAGCCTGTACCACCACAACCAATTGTAGCTGCACTTAATGTTACATTATTTCCTACTACATACCCATAACCACCGTGATAAACAGCAACAGCGCTAACAGAAACTCCTGTAACTGTAACGTTTACTACTAATCCAGCTCCTGATCCGGTAGATGTTGTTGTGTGTTTATATTTGTAAGTGCCTGGTGTAGCACCTGAAATTGTTGATGTATATCCAATTGTTGCAGCTGTAGATGAGTTGCCTGATGCAGGTCTTACTTCAACAGCTCTTAATGCTTCACCTCTTATTGATACGTTAGCGGGCACAACTAATGGTAATTGTTCTTTATAAGTACCTGCTTTTACCCACAACATATCTCCAAAGCCAACACTGTCTATAGTTAGTGTCATATTAGTAGCGCCACCTAAATATGATGTACCGTTAATTGTAACAGTATCGCCGGTAATATAATTTTTACCGCCACTTGTAATTTTTATATTTGAAACTGTAGGCACTGATGAACCGTCTAATGTAACTCTAAAAGTAGCTCCTGTTCCTGTTCCTGAAGTTGTGATAGTAGAAACGTCAAATACTCCTCCTGCTCCTCCTGTTCCTCCCGAAACACTTGTAAAATCTAATATATCATTTTTGTTAGAAGCAGCTAAAGCAGCTTTAATAGTTTTATATGGTAAAGTTTTTGAACCAGGATTAGAGTCGCTACCAGAATTTGAAACATAAAGTACGTTTGAACCAGCTTCATCTAAACGCCATTCAGGTATATTACCGTTTGAAGTTAATATCGCACCTCGTGGACCTAAATCTAATCTTGTTGGTGCACCTGAAGCGTTAAGAATAATCATATCACCAGATTCAGTCATCACGTTTCCTTCATCACCAACTGCTAATGTTTCCCAAACTGATGCGTCTACTCCTGGTGTTATACCTTGTTGTCTATCTTTTTTCTGTATATAAGATGAACCTAAGTATCTTACAACTTCACCAATTAAATATGTTGCGCCTGAAGAATATGCTCCTTGATATTTAAAACCTGTTGTAACTAAATTCCAATAAGATGAATTTACTGCGCCTGTAGCTTGTACAGCAGGATATTGATTTGAATGATTTGAGTTTGATACGTAAGAGTTACCTCCGTAATTAACTACATCTCCCGTTTTATATGATGTGCCGTGTGAATATGTTCCTGTAGGTTTATAACCTGTTGTTACAACGTCCCAATATGAGTTATCTACTGGAGTATTTCCTGCCGGAGTTTCTTGTATTGCAACGTAAGTATAACCACCGTAAGTTACTACATCGCCTGTTTGATAATTTGTAGAAACATTGTAACTATCTTCCCATTGTAAGCCTTCAGTGTAAACATTGAATTTTGTTTCATCAAAAGCTGAAGCACTTGCTGATGATGTGTGAGCTGTTATACAAATCCATAAACTTGCACCGTATTTTACAACATCATTTACTTTGTAATAAGTGCTGACAGTATAAGTTCCTTTATAATCTGTTGCATCAGAATATAATTCAAAATTAGCTACGTTTAATATTGCTACACCACTTACAGCCGCAGCTGATGTGTGTTGAGTTGTACAACGATATTGTCTTGAACCGTATTTTACAACGTCATTTAATTTGTAATGTGTAGAGGCCGCATATGTGCCTTTAAAGAAAAAAGATTCACTGTGTAGTGAATATTTAGCAGCAGATAAATCTGTATAAAATCCTGCACTTGTAGATTGTGAAGTATGATTTACTAAAACAACGTAAGAATTACCACCATATTTTACTATGTCGTCTATAACATAAACAGTTGAAGTTGCCCAATCGCCTCTCCATTTAAATTTTAATCTACCTAATTTGAAATCTGCCATATTTTATCTGTACCTATGCACCAACATATGTTGTAGAGTTAACTGAAGCCGTTGTATTTTCAAAAGTATCAAAATCGTCAGAAACTAATGCTGTTCTTGCTACTGCTTTGTTTTCTCTCCTTACTAATTCTCCGCTACTATTTATAAGATAAGTAGATTTAAAATCGTAAGTAAATTGTTGAAATTTATCGCTATCATTATTGTAATATCTTTTTTTATTCATACACACATTTACTATAATTCCGTTAGCTGGAGTAATGGTTAATGTTAGAATATTACCTGAAATATTGAAATCTGAAAAGGCAATTTTCTTAATATTATTTACAAAAACAGCTATCATATTTGCATTATCTATTGAATAAGCTAGTGTAAAAATGTTAGTTCCAGCAACTGTAAAATTTTGAATATCATAATATTCATCTCTTTCATCAACATAATTTGTTTCATCTTTAGGTACTAATTCAGATTTACCTTCTTCATAATATTTTGAAACTGTAATTTCTTCTGTGCTTTTTTCTCTATCAATAGTTGTTAAATATAACATACCTTCAGCTGTTCTTTTTAAGCCGTTAAAATTTTTTAATTTAGGTATTGTTATATTTTGAGGAACAATATAAGCCATTAAGCAATCTCCAATATACTAGCAAAAACTTCTACATCAGGTGAAGTTGAGTCTTGATTTACTTCAGCCACAATTCTAAGTATATCATTTTGTTCTAAGTTTACAGGCTTATCAAGTGTCAAAGTATTATTCGTGTCAATTTCTAAAGATTTTCCTATATGTCTAAAAGTTGTACCACCATCAATTGTAACTTTTACATCAACTCTAGCGGCATTAATAGAACTTTTGTTTGATATGTACAATGCGTGAATAACAGCAGTTGTAGAAACAGGACAAGTGTATAAATTAGCACTAGAGTTATCTGAAGTAATAACTGCCATGCCTGCATTTTTAAACGTACTTGCCATTTTTTAAATTATCCTCCGAAAACAATTGATAATGCTAATGCATCATCAACCATCGCTATTGTTCCGTTTTGATTAGGTAAATATATTAATCTATCACCTGTAGGCTCAGCTACTGTTAAAGTTGTTTCAAAAGCATTTTCAATCTGCCCTTCAAATACTAAATCTGAACCGTTTAATATAATATTGTTTGTTGTAACATTTCCTGCTGTAGTAGCACCTTGTAATGTAACAGAACCGGCACCACCAATTTCTTTAATAATGTTACCAGTGCTTTTTACATACATTTTACCGTCAGTTACGTTTACGGCCATTTCGCCTATTTCTAAGCTAGATGCTAAAGGTATTGATAAAGCTACTTCTGAGCGTTTTGGTTTGATTACAGTTGTCATAATAAATTATTTTTTAAAAATATTTTTTAATTTATCTACAAATTTGTAATTAACTTTTTCGTCTTTTTTACCTATACTATATCCTATTAAAAAAGATGCAGCCATAACTGTAATTATTGCAATTAAATGCCAAGTTAAAAATACCATTAATATGTTCCTCCGTCTATTGTTGTTATTGCTACTGAACCACTTGTTACCAAAAAGTTTGCAGTAGGGAAAAAAGCAACACCAGCGTTTGAAGCTGTTGCTAATTCTCCTATAATGTTAATTGTATTGCCAGAAATTGTAGTATCTATTCCTTCTCCAGCATTAATTCTTAAAGTTTGATTTAAATTTATTTGTGCAACTGTTGAAGTTTCATCTGATATAAAGAAAAATGGTTGTGCTAATTTTGATGTTGCAATAGAACCTGCTAACATAGCATTTGTTATACCTAAAGCTTTTACATTTAAAGCATCAGCTGTAACTTCTATTGAACTGTTATCTACGTTAACATCTAATTGATTACCTGTTTTTGATAAAGCAGCGCCTGCTGTAATCTGACCGGCACCAGAAAATTGAGAAACGGGTAATTGAGTTGTACCTATTGTTGGTAAACCATTATGTGTAAATACATAACCATTTTCAGCACCAATCGTTCCTTCTTCAACAAATACAAAAGAACCACCAGTTAATTCTCCTGGAGTATCAGCTTCTATAACTCTTGTCCATACTGTAGATGACGTTCTTACGTAAATACCGTTATAAGCATCAAACGCACCTGCACTTGGTTCATTTTTTACTAATATTTTATCACCGTTTGCTAATGTTACACCGTCAACTGTTGTAACAGCAGTAGAAAAAGTTAATGTTGCACCTACACCTGATGTGCCATTATTGTATGTGTAAACTCCTAAAGCAGCAGTAGTTGCAACTCTAACAGAATCTTTTACATCTAATCCTGAAGCAACAGAATCAACATATTGTTTTGTTGTTAAAGAATTATCGGTAAATCCTGCACGGTCTTTATATCCTGAAGGAACTGTAACTGTTCCTGTACCGTGTGGTGATAATGCAATATCTTTATTTGCTGTCGTAGTAGATACTGTTTGTCCATTAACTGTAATATCATCTACAACTAAAGAAGTAATTCCTGAAAGGTCTGTTGTAGCTGCAGCACCTAATGTAATTGTTTGAGCACCAATTAATACGGCAGGATTTGCTAACTTGATGTTTGTAACACCAGCGTCTGTTAATTGTGTTGTACCAATTGAAGAATTAATTATATTAAAAGATATTTTATTGTTTGATACGGTAGTTGCAATTTGTGAGTTACCTTCAAAATCTAAAGTTTCGTTTGTGTTAAATGAATCTGTACCTGTATCACCTACAATTGTAAAATTAGAAAAAACAGTTTGAAAGGCTAAATTACCGGAACCATCTGTCTTTAAAAATTGACCTGCAGTTCCATCGATAGGTAATGTATATACTATATTTGTAGCTAAAGATACAGGAGCTTTTAAATCTATATGATTTGTTCCATTATTTGTAGCTTCGTTAAATCTAACGTAGCCTCCTTCAACTGCACTATTACCTACAACTAATCTATCTGTAGCTTTATTAGCATCTACTACAATTGCTGAATTTTCTGTTAATGTACCTGGAGCATGGTCTAATAAATCTGCAAAATACTTACCGCCTATAACATCAATGACGTTTGCATCACCATTTCCATCAACGCCACCAGTACCTATAAAAAGTCTGTCTCCGTTATTATTATAGACACCTATACCGTATGAATAAGCTACTTCTCCTAATTTAACTGTAGCCGGCTTATTTACTGAACTAGTACGTTTTATCCTTAAAATAGTTGACATCTTTAGTATTCTCCACCATTCATAGTTAACGTACCTGTAGTTGTAATAATTTCGGTTCTAGTTACAAATTTATCGTGACTAGCACTATATTGTAACATGGCACCATCTTCTAAAATAGAAGCATCAACATCTTGTAATAGTCTTAATTTTAAAGCGCCATTTTGCACTAAGGGACCTGATGATGGTATGGTTACAGAAACCTTTTGAGGTCCTGTGGACGTGGATGAGCTTATCCTAGCTGTAGTACCTGAATTTGGATTAATTGTAGCTGTTATATCAACCATCTAAAATACCTTTTTATGTATATTTATATTATCTTTAAGTTATAATATATAATAATTTAAGTAGTTACTTCAGGTCGAATAGTTATAATTCCTTCTAATGCTCTTGTAACAGTGTTTCCAGCTGATACTATTTCTAAATCGTAAACATATCTTTCACCATCTAAACCAGCTGTTTCGGTAGCAGTTAAAGATAATGTAACAACACCAGTCGTAGGATCGGCAGCTATTGTAGTTGTAATAGTTGTTCTTGTTCTTGTTGAAGCATAACCTTTAGCCATTTTAGCTCTAGCTGTATAACCTGTAAGATTAAAAACGTTACCATTGATACCTTTTATCGTAACATCTGAAGTAAATGTTGCGCCTTGATCTATTGATAAGTTTGCTACAGCGGCCATTATTTCGTTTCTTTAGATTCTAACCCTAATTCTTCTGTTATTTTTGCATTATAATATTCAGTCAAAACGTCTATTTTTTCCATCTCTATAGTTAATCTAGTCTTATTAGATTGTATTTCTTGTCTTGCTATAATAATATTTTTCAATCTATCACTGAACTTAGTTTCATCATATTCTTTACCATTAATTGTAATCGTCATATTCACTCCTTTAATAGTATTATTTATACGATATAAATAGTTATATATTATGGAAAATGACTTAAAAATTATATCAATTAATAGTCAAAATTGGAAAGAACATGAAATAGTATTGAAAGATATTTGTTCTTTATCTGAAAAAGACACCAGCCCAGCTGCTAAAAACATAAATTGGAAAGATTGGCAATCCAATGCATCCTCTTTAATGTATAAAATTGCCATTAAAAAAAGGTATGATTTACCATCAGGAAGTTTTTTTATATTATTAAAAGAAAACAAACCTATAGCATGCAGTGGTTGTTATTTAAGTCCATGGTCAAAAAGTATAATGATAATAGGATCTCGTACATGGACATCTAATAAGTTACGTAAAAATTGGTGGCATGGTAATTTTTTACTACCTAAACAAATTGAATTAGCTAAAGAGCTGAATTGCAAGGCAACAGTTATGACTTTTAACTTATACAATTTGTGGTTATATAAATTTATAGAAAGACTTAAACAAAATAAGGCCGTAACCTTAGGTTATAAGCCTAGTAATTTTTATAAAGATTTTGTTTTATTAGATGATATGTATAACATAAACTCAACGAAACAAAAAATAGCAATAAAACTATTAGATTGTACAGAACAAGAATTTTTAAATAAATACTTACCGGAGAAAATTACATAATATGTTTCCTGTATGGGCAAAAATAGACTTTGATTTTGACCAAGAGAAAATCAAGCAAGAATTATTAGAAAATAATATACTTGAAAACAGTATGGTTGCTACAACCAATTACAACGAAAAAGGTAACAGTATATGGGACCCAGAAGGAACTTTATTTTCCGAAAAAATATTTGAAAAACAAAAAGAAATACATCATTATAAAAATGTTGACGATGGCCGTTTATTAGTTAAAGGTAATTACAATACCTTTCGTATGTTAAATTTAACCTATCTACCTGAAAACACAATTTCTAAACAAGATTCTTGGGAAGGAAAATTAGAAACTAATGATCGTTTGCCTTTATGGATTAAATATCAATCACCTTGGAGTTGGAGACCGGATTTAAATATACCATACACGCAACAGGTTATTAAATCATTACCAATAGAATATCCATTAACAATACGTTGCATTGTTCAAAGTCCTCCTAGTATAGGAGTTGTACATAAAGATAGTGGGCCTATAACAAATGAAAAATTTTATAAAAATGGATTTGGTTCAATAACATTAAATATAGCTGCAGGCGGTGGTCATTTATATTTTGAAAATCATAGAACTAAAACAAAACACAACCTAGATGAGAGTAAATATAAAGCATGGCATTTTGATGATTCATGTTTACACTGTACTAATGAAATATCAGATATTAGAATACAATTAAGAATCTTTGCAAAGTTATCGAAGCCGTATATGGATATTTTATCTAAAGAAGATATTATTTTTTAATAATTTTAATAACCCAACCAGTAAGATCATATTCCCACCACTTGTGTTTAAAAGAAGAACGTCCTGGAAATTTATGATGATTGTTATGCCATCCTTCTCCAAAAGTAATCAATGCTAAAGGTAAACTATTTACTGAGTCATCTTTTATATCAAAGTTTTTATAACCAAAAGGCAACCATGTTGCATGATTAACATAGTTACTTAATACACTAGACCATACTTGACATACAATAGGAAAACAAAATAAAAATATAAATCCTTCAAGTCCAAATAGTAAACTTAATAATAGACCCCAAGAAAATAATATACCAAAGTAATATTCATGTAAAAACAAATGAAATCTATCAACGATTAAATCTCTTATTGGCCATTTATTCCATTTAAAATCATAGTTAGGAAATAAAACTTTCCAACCATTTAATCTAGGACTATGTGGGTCTCCTTCAACATCACTATGAGAATGGTGTTGTCTGTGAACGGCTACCCAACCTATAGATGAACCTGTTCCCCCCATAGCACCAAAAAAACTGAAAATATACTCTAACCATTTTGATATTTTAAAACTCTTATGACTTAAATATCTATGAAAAGTAACAGTGATACCTAAACATCCTGTAACGAAATAACCTATAAGTCCAAACACCCACCAATACCATGAAAAGCCACCAAATATTAATGCCCAAAGTATTACAAGAGTAAGTGTAATTTGTAAAGGTATAAAGTATTTTGTATTTGATCTTAATAAGCTATTAAACATAATCATATTTATGCTATATAAATAGTTATTATTATGGATTACAAAGACTTATTATTTTGCCCATTGGATTTACCAACTCCTCCTGTTATAGACTATAGTAAATTTAAAGTATGGTATAATGAACAATTAGATTTCAATAAAAAACACAATGTCACAGCCTTAGTAGCAGATGGTAAACAAGAGTATCCATGGGAAGTAAGTTGGGCACTATGGTGGAATACCTATGATAAACCAAATCCTTGGATATGCAATTTTGAAAAAACATTTCCTGAACTTGTTGAATACTTTAAATTATACCCTTTTAAACAATTTAAAAGCATAAGTTTTTTAGATCAAAAAGAAAGTAGAGATGTATATTTACATACAGACCCAGACAATAGATGGGGTATGAGATTTTATTTATTTAATGGACTAGGAGAAAAATTATATTTTGTAAAAAGTAAAGAACGATTAACAACTCGTTTACGAACTATGGTTGACAACAAATATACGGACTTGTGGGAACATAGTCAAAAAGAAAAGTTATATGCAAAATTTCCTGAAAAAAGATGTGCATGGATGTTAAACAGTCTTGATGCATTTCATGGTATAGAAAAAAATCCTAATCCTATGGGAAATAGAGTTACTTGTGTATTAAATGGCGATTACGATTATAAAAAATTATTTGATTTGCTTGAAAGAAGTGTAAAGAAATATAAACAATATTCTATTGTTTACTAATTACAATTTTAGTCCAGTTTCTAAGTTTAATTTTAACTCACCATGTATTCTTTGAGGTATAATATCATCAGTTAAAAGTGGGCCGTTGTATTCTTCTACACACTGTTCTAGTACATCATATAAATTTTTATCAAAAGGATCTGCATATAACATTATATGGTCTCTTTCTTCATCACTACTATTAAAAACATTATGATAGTAGTCACCATTTAATATCCATACTTCTCCTAATCCGTAATGTTGTTTATATATTTCGTAAGGATGGCCACCAAAAGGATGTTGGTTACTAACTCCCATCCAACATTTAGAATTAGTTTTTAAAACTATATGCATTATAACTGTGTTTGAATACTTACCACTTACAAATTTAGTATTTGCCACGCCCGCCTGTGACAATACTTTATGACTATGCCAGTGAAAATGGCCTTGAGGTACCAATCTACTTAATCTGGTTCTTTTAGGACTCTTTACAATGTTGTAACAATATTCTAATATGTTAGGACATAACTTACCAACGTCAGTGGGTAAAAAAATTGGTCTACCATATTCGTTAAAATTAAACTCTAACTTCTCATCATTCAATGTGTTTGTGGTGTAGTCCATAAACTGTTTACCATTTTTAACACTATCAATCAAACACATGCCTTGCCAATTTTTAGCTAAAAAATCAAAGAACTCTTTATTTTTTGTTGCAGTCTGATAAGGTAAATAATCAGTGTTTTTGAACTGTTGTAAATCAGATAACATCTCATTTAGCTTGACTTTTTGTATATATTGTGTTAAGTTTAAATGTGGTATTTGAACTAATTTTTTTAAAAATTTTTCTTTTTTATCCATCATAAATATAGTAATACTATTTATAATATGATTATTAGACGATTAAACATAACTGATATTGAACAAGTTTCCGATTTGGTAAATTCCAGATGGAGTAAAGTCAAATTAAAAAGACCAGAATCAGAACACAATCAAACTTTAATAGATAGAATAGTAAAGAGATATGGCGCTTTATCTATAGGCATAGAAAAACAAAACAATCTATCGGGTTTAGGACAAAGTTTAGGTGCTTTTGACAATAATAAAAATTTAATATCAGTAGTAACACAATATTTTGACAGTACACGGCCTTCTTATTATATTGGTAATATGGTTGTGCGTGTAGGTTTAAGTAATCTCTATAATGTTGAATCTATGGGACTAGCTAAATGTATTGATTATTGTGTAGAGTTTGCCGAAACAAAAAATTACTTTCAGTGGTATTGGATTTCTGAAACAAGAGGTTGGAACTTTAGAGAAGAACAATGGTATAAAAATTGTTATGCCTTTAGAAGATACCATGTTTTTATAGACAGTATGTATGGTGTAGGCGACCAACCAATATATCAATATCAAAAAAATATGGTCGGCAATAACGGTGCAAATGCAAAACTAAGCATTAAAATGGCCGTATTAAAACCAGAGTTATTACATAGGTATTATAAAGATAAAGGATTGTTAAAAGAAGATTTTGTTCCACTACAATACAAAGAATTAAAAGAAGAAGAAAAGTATGTAGGAAAAAGAATAAAAATAGAAGAAACAACTTTAGACAATTTAATGCAATACGAAACATTACTAAAAGATGATGACGTAATGCTTAATCCTGATAATTATAAGGATTGTGTTAAAAATGGAGAGCATAAATATTTTTGTGCTTATATTAATAAAAAATTAGTAGGCACAATAGCTATGGCGAAATACATAAGTGATGAAACAAACGAATTAACAATATACCATAGATGTTCTTGGACACATAATGATTTTAGAAAACAAGGCGTATGGAATGCTTTATGGAATTTTAAATTGAATTATATAAACAATAATAAATGGTGTGAAGATAATACAGCACATATTGTTGCTGTGACACCTGGTGATAACAGATACGAAAGTATAGGATGGAAGTTAATAAAGACAATGCCTCCTTTAAAATTTCATAAAGAACAAAATCTTTTTGCACAACATTGGAGTTATATAAAAAGAAGAATTAAATTTATAAGTTAATATGTATCAATACACTAAAGACAATCATTTTAAATTTGGATATAACGGCAACTGGTTCGTTGACAAAACCTCAATAGAGGATAACTGGTCAGTTATATATGGACGCTGTCAAAAGACTAATTTAAATTTTAGAGATGAATGTGTAAAAGCAGCATCTATTATTTGGGAACAAAGAGATGGATTACCAATAGATATACTTTTTTCAGGAGGAATAGACAGTGAAATAGTATTACGTTCTTTTGTAGAAACAAAGGTTCCTATTAATGTAAACATAATTGAATTTGATAATTTTTTAAATGCTTATGACGTTTCATTCGCTAAATCTATTTGTAATAATTTAAATATAACTCCCATAATACATAAATTAGACGTAGAAAATTTTTGGAAAAGTGGAGAATATTTACAGTACTCGGATATCAGTAAAGCAGTTAGCCCTCAAATATTAACTCATATGTGGTTAATGAATAAATTAGATGGTCTACCTATATTAGGAAGTGGAGATTGTTACACAGTTAGAGTTGATATAGCAGAACAAAAACAATGGAATAAATCTGCTAGAGTTTATACTAACGTTGATTGGGTTTTAGTCGAAAGAGAAAAATTTGCCGCTTGGTATAGATATGCATTTAAACAAAACCGTCCAGCCGTGCCTGCTTTTTTCCAATATACACCAGAATTAATGATGTCTATATTAACAGATCCTAAGTCAACAGAATTACATAACAATAAAATAAAAGACAAATTAAGTAATTTAAGTTCAAAATTTGATATGTGCAAAAAATATTGGCCTGAATTAATAACAAGACAAAAATCTACAGGTTTTGAATTACTTTATGGTTTAGATAGAATTGTTAGGAAAAAATTAAGAGAAACTAATGGAATATATGAATATGAATATTGGAGTAAAGTTACAGATATTATTAAATACATGAATAACGAAATAAATGAAATGCCTAAAAATTTATCTCCTTTCATTACCAATCCATGTTCTTTACAACAAGATAGTATTAACCAACCGATATAATGAAACACAGTCAATATTTAAATTTACAATTGCCACTGTTGAATGAAAAAACAATAACATTGTTTAAGAAATTATCAAATAGCCTTTCAAATAGTAATAGTATAAATTTACAAAAAGACGAATATGATGAAATTTTAAATATGTTTATAGACAAGACAGACTTTGATTCTTATTACATATTTAAAAATCCTATGGAAGTTTTAAATACTTCTGTAATAGAACAATTTGAAAAACTATCATTAAAGGTTTATACAATTATACTTTTTGGTAAGATTAAAAAATTTAATAAAAACAAAAGGGTATTAGCTAATAGAGGATTATCCGATTCATTAATACACAGTGATATATATTTTGACGAAAAATCAAATTTTTGGAAACCTTATGTATGCGGCATCAATTCTGAAATAGAAACAGGCTTTCAATATTTTCATTGGTGGAAAAGTAAAAACCTTAAAGAATTATATCCAGGTAAAAGAGAAACAGAAGATCCTGTTTTACGAAAATTAAGTGGAGTTCATTTTGAAGGTAGGTCTAAGTATTTTGATAATCCTTTTGAACAATTTGATTTGTTAGAAAAAAAACTTATAGATAATCAAAAAGCAACATTAGTTAGAACAGATATACCTCATAGTATAAGTTATGCTTCTGAAAATAAATTAAGATTTGCTATTAGTATTAGATTTCATCCTGATTCTTTTAAATCATGGGAACATGCACTAGAAATATTTAAACCATTATATCAAACAAACAATTTATGACTTTAGAAGAATTTAAAAAACAAATTAATTATACATCTGTAGCATATAGAACTATTATAAAAAAAAATGGGCCAAACGTTCATATTTTGGCAAGTCATTCAGACCTTAGAGTTGTGGTTTGTTCTGTATGGACAGAAACAATAAATTCATTACTGGATGTAAGTAGTAATTGTTTTGTTAGACACTCTATTAATTTTAACGAAACAAATAATTCACAAAGTATAAATTCTTTAGAACCATATTTGTTTTATTGTGAAAGAGAAAATTATGTTAAGAAAGAAAAAGAATTCACATTTAACGAACTTTATTACTATAATTTAATGATAGAAAAAGGAGCAGCTTTAGATATATTAAATGGCAATATTAATCACTATAGAAGAACCGTATTAAATGCCATAATTTATCAAGATGTAATTTATGATTTAAAATATAGAGAAGCAAAAGAAATAGTTGAAAAGAATATTGATTCTGATGAAGATAATAATTGGCCTTTCGTATCTGATTATGCAAAAATTATGAATATAGATTTACAAACAGCATCAAAGGAGATAGTATTACAACATAAGTTTTTTAAATCTTTTTTATTAAACACAGAAAGATTAAGAATAAAATTTAAAAAAATTATACAAGATTGCAGTGATATTACAAAAATAAAACCAATAGTAAGTCAGTTTAAAGCTGAAAGTATAATTTATGCAAAACTCTAATTTGATATGGTACAATAGTGTTGACATGTTTCATGCTAAACATGGAATAGCATATGATGAATATAAATTTAAACCAGGTTTTGAAATTTTTAGACACATGTTTGGATTTTTTACAGCTAACTTTTCATTAATAGATAGAACCAGAAATATTAGTACACCTTTAAAAACATCAATACTACCACAGTGTGAAATGCCTGAATTTAAAAAAGTTAATTTAGATTTAGATGAATTGTGTCAATTAAGAGCTCGTAACCTTTTAAATAAAGCAAAAGAAAATAATAAAAAATTAGCCATAATGTATAGTGGAGGTATTGATAGTACTCTTATTATGGTAAGTTTACTGAAGATAGCAACACCTAAAGAATTAAAAGAAAATGTAGTTGTCTTACTTAGTATTGAAAGTATTTTGGAAAACAAATCTTTTTATAAAGAACATATATTAAAAAAATGCATATTGGAAAGTAGTTATGATTTTTATAATTACTTAGGCCATAAAAATTACATTCTTGTAAGCGGAGAAAGTGGTGACCAATTGTTTGGTTCAGCTGTATGTCAAAAAGTTATAGAAAGAAAAGGTAAAGATTACCTATTCTCATACCCTACTTATGAAAAAATTTTTGATTTATTTACATACAGCGTTTTTCAAGATAAAGTATTAAATAATGCAGACAAACTTACTATAGACAAAATAATAACTCCTTTAAACGTAGTTGTAAACTCCTCACCTATAGAAATTAATACAGTCTATCATTATTTCTGGTGGTTAAATTTTACCTTAAAATGGCAGTCTGTTTATACTAGGACACTTGCCTACACAAGCACACGTTTTCAATCTACCATTAAACCTGAAGAAAACTATTTTACATTTTTTAATACAACTGAAATGCAACTTTGGTGTATGAATAATCCAGATAAACTAATTAAAGACACATGGGAAAGTTACAAATATGTAGCTAAAGATATTATAAACGATTACCATAAAGATGAAGAATATAGAAAAACAAAATTAAAAATAGGAAGTCTTATGAAGATAATTAAAATGGCACCTAGTGTTAAAGCTATTACTTCTGACTTTAAATTTCATAATGAAAAATATCCAAATGATATATGGGAGAATAACAACAGTTTTGTTTGATAAATAAGTATATGAGAATAATAGAAGAAAATAAAACATTAGATTTATTGCACGACATTTATCCTGGCAAAATACATAACATTAAGGTTCAAAACGGTGGTAATCTTAAATCACTATCAGTATCTTCAACGTTCTATGGTTATGTTTTTGAAGGAACAGTACAAGCTGCTAATCTCACAGCCACTGCAGGACAGTATTTTTGTTTTACTGCATTACCTGGTTCTAATTATTTTAATATAGATTACTTTGGAGAAACAAATTTTTGTTTAATAGAAAGATTAGGTTTTAAAGGACAAAACCAAGTTGGAGGGCCATTAGAAGAAACAGGCCGTTTAGTTTATATAGATGGATGTTCAGATAGTTTAATAATATACCCTCCTAGACTAGGCGATCCTTCTTTAAACTATTTATTTTTCCCTGAAAAAATAGACCAAACGTTTCATATACATCCTAGTTACAGATTTGGTGTTGTAATTGATGGTGAAGGCCAGTCAGATTATTTTGAAAATTCTACAGAAGAAAAACACCTAGAATTGAAAAAAGGTGTTGTGTTTTGTTTACCTAAGATGCAGAAACATAGATTTAAAACTTTTAATAGGAGTATGAAAATTATTGCGTTTCATCCAGACGGAGATTGGGGTCCTACCGACCACAATCATTCCATGTTAAATAGAACTTATCTAAAATAATTAAGTTATTGATTTAGTGATGGTACTAGTAATACCATTAGCAATGTTATAACTATTTCTTTTTGCCCATATAGTCTTTAAAGTATCATCTGATAAAAATTCTTCGTGAGCAGCTAATGATGACCATAAAGCAGAATAACTGTATGTAAGTTTATCAGTTGAAAGAGATGATGATTCTGACAAAAGTTTTCCTTCTCCTAAAAATTTAACAATAGCTTGTTTTGATGTAACAATATCTTCAGGATACATACCTTGAAAAAATTTTACATTAATATTTGGTCTTGTTTGTGTTCTTTGTACTAGATATGCCATATATGTATTTATAATGGTTTTACGTGCATAAATATACCATACTTTATGAAATTAAAAAATGCATTGATAACCATTGAAAAACTATCAAGATTAAACAAGTTTGCAGATTTGTTTTTATATCAAGACACGGTTAAAGACATAATAAATTCAGAAAATGATAATCAATTAAAATGCAAAAAATGGTTAATAGAAAATCTAAAATCAGTTATAAATTTAAAAAGTAATCCTAAAATATGTGTTGCAGCTGGATGGTATTGCACATTAGGTTTAGATTTAAGAAAATTAACAGACAATACTATCACTTCTTTTGATAAAAATCCACTATGCAAAGATGTAGGAGAAATATTTAACTCTCAATTAAATATTAACTTTGAAGTTAAAGACATTATAGATTTTGATTGTAAAGACTATGATATTATTATATGTACTTCGTGTGAACATATCCCTCAAAAAAATATGAATAAGTTTTTGATAAACAAAAAAAAAGACAGTATCGTTGTTTTGCAGTCCAATAATTACAAAACGGTTAGTCAACATATAAACTGCAAAAATACTGTTGATGAGTTTTTATCTGAATATAGTTATACAAAATTGCTTTATAAAGGTTCTTTAGACTTAAAAAAATACAATAGACATATGGTAATTTTTATATAATGATTAAAATTTTTACAGTATATTTTAAAGGCAAATATGAACCAAAATATGTTACAAATTTATATAGAGCTTTAAAAAAATACTATAGTGGACAATTTGAGTTTATCTGTTATAGCGATACAGATGAAATAGAAGCCGATCGAGTAATAAAATTACCAGAAAATTCAGAAATAAAATTACATTGGCATAAGTTAAAATTTTTTAGTCCTTTGTTTGGCAATCAAAAACCAGGTGATGAAATTATAGTGTTAGATATTGACCAAATCATAGTAAATAATATAGACGAAATGATTAACTGGCCTGTGAGTGAAAATGAATTAATATCTTACAAAAAATGGTGGAAAACAGGAGATACTAACAAAGGCAATACTGTGAAACTAAATGGTGGATGGTATAAGTTTAAATCCGGTTCATTGAAATGTGTTTGGGACAAATTTAACCAGAGCCCTAAAAGTATTGAAAAATGGCAATCACATTACTTTGATAACGGAACTGTACACTTTAAATACTACGGTGAACAAAATTTTGTAGAAGATACTTGTATTGAAAATAATATAAAAATCACATATATGCCCGGAGAATGGATTTGTAATTATACAAACAACAAAGATTTAAATTTACTCTATAGTCAAAAGTATATGCAACTATTTAATCAAGATAATATGATACTATATAAACCTAATAATGTTTTAAAAATAATACATTTTGCTGGCCCAAAATTAAATGACACCATACATGATTGCACGGACAACTGGATTAAGGATTACTGGCAATGAGAATAATTTGTGTTAACACTGGTAATAAATTTTCAGAATGGTATGTTAAAAATTTAAAACATATGATAGATACCTATTCTGGGTTAAAATATGATAACTTTGAAGTTATACGAGAAAATAAATTTGAAGGCGTTTTTAACAAATTACAAATGTTTAATGATTATAAAGACGGCGAAAATCTTTACTTTGATTTGGATATTGTTATAAAAAATAAGGTGCCGAACTTAATAAGAAAAGATTTTACAGTATTGAAAGCATGGTGGAGAAAAGAATTTCATACACCTTTAAATTCATCTATTATATCTTGGACAGGTGATGTATCACACATATACAATAAGTTTATAGAAAATCCTAATTATTATATGTTAAAATATAATAGAGGTATAGATCAATTTATACATGAAAATATAAAATACAATACTTACGATAAAGTATGTTATTCAATACAAAACCAAGAATACGAAAAAGAAAATAAAGAGTATAGTATTTGTTTGTTCAATCAAAGAAGAATATTAATGGAAGAAGGTTGGACAGGCTGGTGGAAAAATTACTTTATATCTTATTCTTAATACTTAAAAGTGCTGTCAATACTTCAAAAGGTGTAGTAGCTGTTCTAATTTTTAATTTCAATTCCTCATCTTTAGAATTTTTAACAAGATCTTGTTCAAAAGCATTTACTTTAAAATCATACAACTTATCACTTAATTTTTCAGAGTCATAGTCAATGAAAAAATCATTTATTAATTTGAAAAAATTTTCATTTAATTCAACGCCTTTTTTTTCTATAATTTTATTTAAAATACCATTAAATGCTTTCTTTTGTGTTTCAAGGTGCAAATCTGTATTTGCGTGTATTTGTTCAAGGGTAACCAAAGTTAATAAATGTTTATATTCAGAACCGTTAACATTAAATTCCAAAACATGAGATATTGTCTGTTCATTATTTTTTAACAAACATTCTATAAGTTTTCTCTCGCTATCTATAAACCTGGCAGTTATTAAATTTTCTTTAGTTATATTCATAATTGATTATGCTTGTAATACCTTTAAAAAATATGTACTTGCTGTTGTAACTGCTCCATCAGGAAATTCTTGTGATCTATAATCATCTAAACCAACCGCTAAAGTTTGAAAATTACCCACACCATTTAATATTGTATTAGCCATACCTGTTCCTCTTGAATTACCTGAACCATTTATATTATAAGATAAACTATAACCTGCTGTATTTTGAACAGCTGTGTATCTAATCCAATCTTGTAATAAACTTACAAATGTTGCACCACTATACTCTCTTAAATTATTATCACTTGTAATAAAAAATGGCACATCATAAGCATTATTTACACCATCAATTCTATGTAAATAATAACTATTTATAGTAGTTGGTTGGTCTAAGGCTTCTGGAATTTCAGCGGCAGAATATAAAGAAGTATCTGCTCTTGTATCTGTAAATATAGGTGTTGCAGATACTAATGTTGCACCGGCCTCCGAGGTTAAAGTCGAAACAAAAAATGTTCCTGCTTGTTGATATGTTACTAAATCATCCGTCAACAAAGTTACTGCTGGATAGATAAAGGTATCTAACACATCTTGTATATTCATAGCTTGCACGTGATTTTGAGTTGTTAAATAAACAGGCCATGTTTTAAAATCGTCACTTATAGGCACGATACCTGTTGTACGTGTTTCGTTTACTCTACTAAAATTTACGGTAACAGTTGTTGGTTCGTCTGTGGTAGCTTCAGGAACAAAACCAGTTGTGCTTGTTGAAGCTGCACCTGCCTGCAATCTTGTATCGCTTATATTACCTAAACTACCTGCTGAACCTACAACAGATAATAAAACGGATGGATTTAAAGAATATTGATATATTATTTGGTCAATTATAGAATTGATCTGAGCAGAGCTCATTTGTTTTAAGTCGCCAGATAAATTGTATAAAGGTACTCTAACTGCCATATCAACATCCTAGTCTGTTATTAAGCACCAGCTCCATACAAAGTTTTTACCGCTGTTCCAGCTGAATTGAGAATTTGTAATGTTACTGTGCTATTTAATTTTGTCGCAGTAATAGCAGCATTTACTATTTTTGTGTTTGTTACTTGATTAGTTCCTATCATAGTTTCTGTAACAGTTGAAGTATCACCTGAAGTAATTATAGTACCTGTGATATTAGGTATTGTTATTATTCTATCTACTGTAGGATTTACCACTGTTATTGTTGTTTCAAAAGCATCATTTGATGAACCTTCAAATACAATTGTACCGCTTGTTAATAAATTTAAAGTAGTAGTATCTACACTAGGAGATGTTATTGTACTTACAACATTTAATGAATCGTTTATATTTAATATAGTAGAATCTACTGATCTTATTGTGCTGCCACTAAATTCAATAGTTCCTAATCTATGTAAAGTTCCATTGGCCGTTAAATTATTTGTAATCGTAACACTATTAGTTAAACTTAGAGTTAAAAGATCAGTTGCTGATACTACGGCATTAATTTGATTTGATGTACCAAAAACTCTTAATTTTTCGCCAGGAGCAATGACCTGAAATGATGAAGAAGAATCTTCAATACCAAAACCAACAGAAGAATAAACAGCAGTACCCAACTCAACCATAGCTCCACATATAGATGTAGCAGATATACCGGCTGTAGATAATATAGAAGGATCACCAAAATCAACTTGCGTTAAAGTATTTAATTTAACTCTTAATTGTTCTAGTGTATCTGATGTATTGAATATTGTAAAAGCCATTGTTTATTTTTTAATTACCTCTTTTAATAATTTTTTTATTTCAAATAATTCTTGTTTTAAAATATTTATTTCTTTTATCGTATTTCTTATTTGGTCACCTTGTTGTTCACGTGATTTAATTCTATTCATATATATGTTATATTCACTTTTGTTTGTATTAACAATAGCGTTTGATTTTATATCTCTAATTAAATCTTCATGTCCCATTACTTTTAATTTCATACTATACCGCTAATGCTATTCCTCTTAAATCCCTTACAATCGGAGGATAAGAAGAAATAGTTCCTTTTAAAACTATTTTTAATTGAAATGCTGAAAATTCTAATAAATTATTAGCTGAATACTTATATTCTTTAAATACATTTGCACTTTCAGGAGGAGTAACAGTAACATCTTCTTGTCCTTCTGAATTAAAAGGAATCCAAGATAACTCGTTTATGTTTCTTACTTCCGCTGAACTTGACACACGGTAAAAAACTCTAATTTTTGAAGTTGCTGGCACATTTGCTGTTAATCTTATATCCAATGCACTAGAAGAATTTTCTAGCGTTGTTGTTTTAGTACAATAAACGGCCGCTGTTGATGTACCAGTATTTGCTATATCACTTATAAAACTAGGTGTATTGGCAACTGTTGGATCGTTTAATCTATTTTGAACTGCAACCATACTAATTCTGGATGTATCTAATACAGGAGATACTTTTGTATTTGTAGTATTTAAAGTTAAATTTATAAACAAAGATTTAGAACCTGACATTTCATTTGTTTGATTTATAGAACTTGCAACCATTTTCGGTTCTGTAAAATATATATTATCAGAAGCAATTATATTAATTGCTTTATTTGCACTTTGTAAACTAAATTCTGATTCCGTACCATGTATAGATTTTCCCGTTGTTGTTCTTAAATCATAAAATATTGAAGTACCAGCTACCGTTAAAACTCCAAGGTTAGTACAAGCTACGTCAAATAATCTATTTTCTGTTGCTGTAATAACTGAACCTCCAACATCTCCTGTAGATGTAGCTGTTCCAGCTGTTGTAATATCATAACTATCTAAAGTTATATTTGAAATAAATGTGTAAGTTCCGTTTATTTGTGTATGTAATATTCCGTTGTACGTACCAGCAGGCACGCCAGATATAGTAACGTTATTATTTGCACCATGCATACCATGATTTCTATGGAACACTCTTATTACTCCTGAAGTGCTTGTTGTTCTTAAAGAATTTAATGGTAAAGTTTTTAAAGGTAATGCGTCATTAACTAGTGTAACAACACCAGTTACATTTTGAAATTCAGCTCTACTTATTTTGAATTTTAAATCTTCATTTTGTTCAGCAGTCCACGTTGAACCATTTTGAGATTTGAAGAAAACTCCTGCATAAGGATTGGCAGATATTGTTCTATCAGAACCAACTTGTGTATCTCCTACTCTAGCAACCCAAGCATTATAATTATCACAATTAGATAATAAACATAGGCAATATTCCGTTTTTTCTTGCAGATAAACTGGAGAAGGAAAAGTAAATTTTGTAGCTGTAGTAGAGTTAGCACTTATACTTACAGAGCTTGGATTTAGTACAACTTCACTAAATGGTAATATTGTTCTCGAAGGATATCCATTTACAACTTCTCTTATTTGTAATGTAACTGGAATATTAGCATCTTTAGATTGAAAGAATATATCGACAGAAGTTGCAAAAACTCCGCCATCGTCATCTACTAAAAATGTTTGAGCAATAGGGTCAATCCAACCCACGACTTCAGTTGTTGTTCTTGTTGATGCTCTTGTAATATTTCTAGTATCGTTTACTGTTTGTCTTACTAATTGGGCTTCTCTAGTTGATACAATTGTATTTTGTACAGTTTCTAAAGAACCTCTAGCGATGTAATCTGCTTCAGCAGAAGTTTCAACATCTGTTGTTGAATTTGTAATTGAACTTGTTAATCTAAAAACACGTTGACCTGTTCTCCATCTAGGATTATTATCGTTAGTTGGATCTGGTATAGCGAATGTTCCTGTTACAGCACCGTTTGCATCTGTAACTATATTTCCACCTAAAGAACCACCTGTAGGAGTAACGTATGAAGTAATAACAACGTTATCAAAATAAGCATACACTCTCGTATTTGGTTTCATTCTTGTAGCAGTAAAAGTAATTGTTCTGCTTCTTATGAAAGGTATAAATGCTATATTTAATACTCTATCACCTAAAGAAGTTCTTACAACTTGAGGAACTAAAGCGGATCTAATACCTGTTCTTGTTTGAGAAACTGCTTGAGTTGAAGTTGTTGTAATATCGGCTACCCAAGGTCTCCTTCCACCTCCTCCTGCATCTCTAGTACCACCTTGTTCTACAGTTTCTATTGGAGTGCCTTGCCAAAAATCTTGCCATTCATTCCATACAGTATCTATTTCTACACTGTCTAAGTTAGGATTTCCTAAACCAGCTACCATTGTATCAAAAGAACCTGATTGATTTATTAATAAATCGGGAACTCTATTTGTTTCTTTCCATTCATCGCCTGGAGGATTAAGTGTAACTGAACCAGCCCATGTAAAAATATTAAAAGGATTTACGTTCACATATTTACTTGCATATGTTTGTTCTATCATACTCACTTCTGAATATGGTAAAGTAATTAGATCTCCAGTTTTTTGATAGTTTGCTGCCGTTCTATCTGATTGAACAATAGTTGTGCCATCATCATCTGCTTCAATTAATTGTATTGATTCAGAATTGAACATTGGTCTTACAAAACCACCTGCCATATCCATAGAAACTTTATAGTCAACATTTCCAGTATCACCAATGCCATGTCCTGTAAAGTTATCTACAATAAATCCATTTTTAAATCTATCAAATCCTTCTGCGTCTTGTATTTGTAAAGACTGAGCTTGAGTTTCCAATAAAGACAATTGAGTGTAATATTCTACGTTTTCGATTCTTTTTTCTAAACGGCCAATATCTCTCATAGTATATCGTTTATTATCTATTTGTTTTATTTTCAAATCTTTTACATCTATAGTATAAGGATTTAAAAATAAAGTATAAAGATGCATAGCATTATCAATATTTTTTGGTACGTTAGGAAGATAAGCGCTTGCTCCTTCTACTACTTTAAAACTACCATTTTTATCTAAAAATATTTTATCAATTCTCGATAAATAAAATTCAAAGTCTGTTAAAATATCAGAATTAAATTTTACTAGATCTACAGTTGAAGCACCAGTACCACTATATAATCTTTGGTTTGTAGAACCTGTAATAGTAGAAGCATCATCTACTCTTGGTCTAAAATCTAAACAATCTCTTAAATCAAAAAGTGTACCTGAAGTATCAGAAGTATATGAAGGAATATTTGTATATGTTATAGTGCCTGAATATGAATCGACATCAAAATAGTCTCCTGCACCATGAGAAAAATAATCAAAATTAATTAATAATTGACCTATTGGTTGAATAGATCCAGTTTTTAATTGTATTCTGCCTATATCATAAAAATTATCTCTTTGACCCGTATCTAAATCGAATCTTGAAGTAATGTTTGTATCACTAGTTGTTGCAGGTGTGGCAAAATTTGCTGACATATAAACTGCATTTAATTTAAACGCATCTGCTTTTGCTAATCCTATTACTCCAGATTGTATTGTTGTTTGAGAAGAAATAGAAACGGATGAAGCTAAATTTAATGTTTTTGTTTTTGATCCAGCACTTGTTCTATTTACTGTTGCTAAAATTTTTATTTTTGTACTTGAATAAGGAGCTCCAAAATTTAATGTAAGTGTTTTACCTGTAGGAGAACCACCCAATGTAAATACACCACCTCCTGATAAACTTAATACGTTACCTACTACTGAAGAACCTGCAGCCGACATAACAGAAACAGTGTAATCTCCTTCATCTAAAGAATTAAAAGTTTCATTTGTACCTGCTGTAATTGATGCAGAACCTGAAGATAATGTTACTACATATTGCCTTCTTACTTTAAAACTAGTATCAGTCAAACCTGCGTTTGAAGTTGTTTTTAAAGTTTTAATATTACTATATGGTAATTTAAATATTGAAATGTTTTTATTAGACCCTTGTATTTTTGCTCGTTTTCTTGTTGCTACTGTTTTTGTAGAAACATCAGAAGCTCCAACAGGAGATGATAATTCTAAAATATTATTAGATGTTATAGATTCGATTGTTCTTTCTACCGTAGTACCTGCATCTGTTGTAAATGTAATTCTATCGCCTATTCTTAATTCTGTATTAAATAATGTACCAAATCCTGTAACTGTTGACCCGTTATTTGCAACTGATATAGAACCAAACACTGGATAATTTTCTCCATATGTACTATCTAAAGCTGCATCAGCTGTAAATGTGGGAGACCCTGCCATACCAATTTGTTTTACAGAAGATAAATCAAAAGACTCACTGCCTTTATATCCATATCTATCTTGTTGTATAACAGCTGTTAATCCTGATACAGCTCCTGTAAGTGTTTCTCCTGCAATAAAATTTCCTTTAACATCATCTAACACTACAAGTCCATGCGATAACGTTGGTGCAGAAACATAACTTGTTACGGTTACTGGAGTTGTTCCAGCTGCATCAAATAATTGAAAAGTGTTTGTTGTAGGATTTTTAACTGTGTAAACAGTAGGTGTCGATACAGCAGAAGAATTAACAGAATAAACTCCTCCTGTTAAAGTTATTTGCATACCTTCTTTAAGTGAATGTGATGAAAGAGAAACTTCTCCTGGACTGGCAACTGAAATACTAGATACTGAAGAAATTTTTACTGATGTTTCTTGTTGTATTATTCCTGTAGCGCCTGAAACTGATCCTGTAACTTTTTCTCCGTTAGTAAAAACGGCACCTGTTAAAGTATCTATATGTGTAAACATTTCTATATCAAATAGATAATGTCGATATATTGCACTTGTTAATGCTGAACTTGAAAATATATTTGAAGATGCTGGCCCCGTAACATATTGAAAGCCTCTTGTTTTAGCTCTACCAATTTTAGGAACAGATACACCAAAAGATACTCTTTCACTTCCTCTTGTAACAGTAAGTCCGTTATATAAATTTATATTTTTAAATGCTTCTGTTTCTCCTGAAACAAAAGAAATATCGGGAGAACCAAATATGTTTGTTACATTGATAAAATTTTCTACATCAAATCTAGTATTAAATGCATTTTGAGTTTCAAAATCTCTTGCTTTATTTACATCTAAAAAAGTAGTACCTATAGTTTCTATTTCAAAACCTCTTACGTAAGCTTTTCCTGGAGATAATCCTACAGCTAGTTTTGATTCAACTCCACCATTACCTGAACTGTAAATACCTCTATTGTTACCACTTATTAAATGTTCTCTCACATCTAAGTCAAAATCTTTTACGGAGTAATCTCCTGATTCATCAAAGGTTCTTCTTGCTAGTGTATCTTCTAATATTGAATAATTTGTAGAACGAACTTGATTTTGTCTTATACCATTCTTTAATCTTAACAATTCAACAAAATTACTATCAGCATTTGAAGCTATTACTCTCTTACTAAGAACTAAATTTATTTTAAATCTATTTGCACCTGGTGCATTTATGTTTGATGAGCCATTTGCATTATCATTTAAAGATGTATCATCATTTGAAGTAATAATACTTTCTACTATATCAACACCTATTCTATAACTTGGCGTATCTGTGTACTTGTCTAATATTAAAGTTTGAGAAGTAACTTGAACAAAAAATCCATTAATATAATAAACTCCTTCTGCTATAGATGCTGCTGAACCTGTTGCAACTCCTGATACAACTGCTGAAACTGCTGTTGCTACTCCATTTATACTTGCTGTACCTGAAATAGTTTCACCTACTGTAAATGCTGTTGAAGTCTTAGAAGTTCCTGAGTCTAAGTATTTTACATAAATTGTATTTGGGTCTACACCATCAGTGATTACAGAATTAACACAATCTGCTCTTACACCTGAAGTAACACCCGTAAAAATAGTATTTTTTAAATTCGCTAAAGTTGTTGTTCCTGAAAAGCTTGTTAACTTAACAGCATAATAGTTTATGTCAAAAGTTATTTCACCTGGAATAACCATTGCGTTTTTTTCAAAAACGTGGTCTCCAAATCTTTCAACTTGATTTTGTAGTAATGTTTGTGCTTGAGTTAATTCTCTTGCTTGAACAGCAACGCCTGGTCTGTAGAGTATTCTATGAAATTTTTTATCTTCATTAAAATCATCAAAGTGAGGCGAGAGATTAAAGTCTGTTGGACTTGGCATTTTTCTCCTTAAAACTCAATTACTAATTTAATATTTTCCGTCTGATCTGCGGCCCTTGTTATTGGCGCTCTATTTTCAATATATAAAACATCACCTTTATGTATATCTACTTCTGCACCTCTATAACCATTTGTAAATGTAATTTGATCCGCTGTTTCACTTGCTACTGCGCTAGGAGTAGCTGTAGCTGCTGAAGTTGATCCTGTAATTATATTTGTACCACTAAAAGCCGTTAAATTACCGTTAGAATCTAAACCTTCATTATTAAATCTTGTTTGTATGTAATGTAAAATTCTGTTTGCTGAATCCCATTCAACAACTTTACCTGTAGCTCCAGTTGATGTTTGAGTTATTGTTTCATCAGTTAAAAAAGTTCCTGGTGTAGGTGAAGCTGCAATTCTAATTGCTTTTGTACCTCTTAAAGTATTTGCTGTGGCTAACGTACCGCCTGAAAAAGGATTTCTTACTAAAACTATTTTTCTAAAATCGTTTTCTGCTGTAAAATCGCCTGTGCTTGCTGATTCTGTTCCCTCTAAACTTATATTTAACATTACGAAAAAGCCACCTAGTTCTGATACGGCATTAAATCCATGTCCACCTTTTGGTGATATAATAACATCTAATTCTGAATTTATTAAATTTATTGATCCTGCTGTAACAATGTCTGCATTTCTTATATAACCAAAAGTGTAATTTGTACCTGCATTTGTTACTGTTACTGATGATATAATACCTGATGCTACAACTACTGTTACTGTTCCGCTTGTACCATCTCCTCTTATAGGTATATTTGTAAATGTTCCGTTTGTTCCACCTGTTCCTGTGGCTTTAATTTTTACAACATTTATAGAACCGTTAACAGCAGCGGATGATACTGTAGAATTTGTTTCTACTGCCATGTAATCTGTAGATAAAAAATTAGCTTGTTGTGTAGAAGATAAAGTGTACATATATTTCCACTTATAACCATCTCCTGTAGTTAATACAGCTGTTGAAGTACCTGTTGGTTCAATTGTTGATTGTGCATTACTGTTATTATCTAAACACTTATAAACATTTCTTACGGATGTAACTACGTAAAAACTTGCATCAAATAAAGTAGTAGCTGTACTATAAGCAGTTTGTATATTAATTGTTCCTGTAATTCTTGTACCATAGTCGTGTCTGTAATAATCATAAACTGTAGTTGTAGTCCAGTTTCTTCGTGGTATTACAAAAGCAATATCTGAAGTTGCTATTTTTTTAATAGCTAATAAGTCATTAAAGGTATAAAATTCTTCTTGTGGACTATCTGAAGGAGTTATTGCTGCTGAATCTGTGCCTTGATTATCTGTTCTTAAATCGCCTCTTGTTTGTGTAGCCCACGATTGAGGTCTACCAATACCTAGGTAATAAGTTTCTGGTGATGCTTCTGAAAATGACTCGCTAAATTGTTCAGCGTTGTTTATTCTAAATTTATTTGTTATAATTGCTGGCATAGTTTTTAGTTTCTTTTGTTATATTTATACGACATTTTTATAAGTACCTTACTATAATAGCTGCCGATCCTGCTGGTGCTGTTGCGAAAGTCAATGTTGTTCCTGATATAGTATAATCTGTTGTTGGTCTTAAACATAAACCACTAACAAATACTAATAAATCATTTACGTTTCTACCACTATTTATTGTGAGTGTTGTAGTTGAACCATCTCCTGTGGCCGTTTCTGTTATATTTCCTATAACTATTTTACCATTCATTGACGAATGGTTTTGACATACGTAATATATTGTTGTGCTTAAATTAGAAGGAACTTCGTAATATAAAGTACCTGAATTTTTAAGTAAAGCAGCAGAGCCAGTTGTTACTGCACCAGTTAATGATATATGTGTTAATCCTGTTGAGTAAGCATCACCTGCACTGTATGCTCCAACAACTGTTTGTAAATGAAAAGGATGTGCGGCTGTAACATCTAATTTGAAAGCGTAAGTGTGTCCTGGTTTGAAATATAAAGTAGGATTGTTTCCTGAATAGTGTGAGTTGAATAGATATGCAGCTGAACCTGAAATTGTTACGTCTATCAATGCGGCCGTTTTAATGGAATCTCCTGCGCCTGGTACAAATTTAGCACTTGTACTATTCCATACTAAATCCATCCCAGCTAAAGGAGCATTTGTTGATGTATCAACATCTGATAATATATTAATACTAGAGTTTTCAGAAACGATTTCATTCCAACCACCACTGTCAGCAAAAAATGCTTTACTTGTTCCATCTGGTACAGCAAAAGCTCCTTGGTAAGTCGTTGGAGGATATGTTACGTTGGCTAATAAAGTTGCACTTGAACCAGTAAAATTTTGTCTTATTTTATTTTGACTGCCTGTAGTATTAATTATTCCTGTTCCCGTTAATGAAAGATTAGAAAGAGAAGTAGTAGCAGCTGCACCTAATGTGATAGTGTTGCCACCTATTAATACTGTTGAATTGGCTAAAGAAGCATTTGGTACAGAACTTGCTCCAATAGTAAGTGTATTACCTGAAATGGTTGAAGTTACACCACCGCTTCCTAAAATTTTTAATGTTTCTCCTAAAGGTATAGTAGTTACTGTAGATGTTGTATCTACAAATTTTGTAGAAGAATTTGTTAAAGAAGAATTGGCAATATTTGATAGTGTGTTTGTAGAACCACTTATACTTTTATTGGTTAATGTTTCTGAACCAGCAAGTGTAGCTAAGTCAGCATCAGATACAGCTGTATTAAATTGTGCTATAGTGCCAGTAATAGTATTTGTTGTTAACGATATAGATTTATTTGTTAAAATGTCTGTTGTTGCTCTGCCAACTAAAGTATCTGTTGATATAGGAAGTGTTATTGTTCCTGTATTAGAGATTGATGAAATAACAGGAGTTGTTAAAGTTTTATTTGTTAAAGTTTCGGTTCCTGTTAATGTTGCAAAATCTCCATCACTTAATGCTGTATTAAATTGTGCTGTGGTGCCGGTTAATGTATTAGAAGTTAAATTTAATGTTTTATTTGTTAAAGTAACTGTGTTAGTGTTTGTAGTTATTGATGTTGCGCCTGCTAATAAATTTAATTCAGTAGGTGTAGCAGTAAGTGTAATTGATGTACCATTACCAATGGCCGAATAGATTTCATTAAAGTTAGCGTTTATAATTGTACCGCCGGCACGTAGATTTGTACCTGTTCCATCGTTTTGTACAGAACCTATATTAAGAATTTGTTTAGCCATTGATTAATCTTTTCTTATATTTATACATATATTAAGGTGTTGTATCATCAAAAGTTTCAGTATCACTATCAAAGAAAGTTAAAGTGTTATCAAAAGAATTGTCAGGAGTTACTAAAAATATTTCACAAGGTATTGTTAATTTTGTTTTCATAAACCTACCTAAATCAGTAGCTGTAAATGCTAAAGTATTATCTGTACCATCTAAAGATGACCTTGTTCCAAATGTTACATTTTTACTTAATTCTTCAAACGAATAATTTGTTCCTGATTGTCGTGTAAATGATCTAATTACTTCTCTATTAATTGTACCATATCTTGGTCCTGCATATACAAATCCTTGAGCTATGTTTACGTTATTAAATATTCCTCTCGGTCTTGATGTGTAAGCAATGTTAATAGGTAATCTACTCAACGTAACATCTCTTGTTGTATTACTAAAATTAGATACTGTTAATTGGTTAAAATCAGCAGACACTCCTAGTTGTGCATTAGCTCTTACTGTTGTGCCGTCAGTTAATGTACCTAAACGTCTACCAAATATAGTTGAGAATAAAGTATTAATAATTGCAAATAAAGGAGCATCTACTACGCCTGAAATAGCACCAGTTAAAGGTGTTGATATTTGAGCATTTATTACACTTTCTATATTAACTTGTCCAGCTAAATAAAATCCTGCTGTATGCATTGTTTTTTTAAAATCATCACGCCAATCCACAATAGAACGACCTACTTTAATTACATAAGAAAAATCTTGATAGTATAAACTATCTTGTATTTTAATTGTATTTTCAGAAATGAATCCATCTTCATTTACAAATCTTCCTTCATTATCTCCTACAGCTCCGATAGTCAATGTAGCCGAAGCATTAGTTGAAACTTTAATTGTTCCTTGTGTACTTGATAAAACACCTGTAACAGTTTTTGTTCCATCACCTACCACAATATTAGAACTTACATTACGCAATCTTAATAATCCTGAATTTGGACTCCAACTTTTAACGACTGCTATTATTCCACCAGTTATATTTACATTTTCATCAGGCACAAAACCAGTACCTAGAATTTGTGTAAGAATTACTTTTTTTGTAAATGTTAAAACTGGAGGCGTAGGAGCTAATTGATGATTTATACCAGATTCAATTATACTTAAATCTTTTATTCTACCTATATCTGCTCCGAATAATTTTACTAATGCACCTGTTCCTGTTGCTGATGAAATTATAGCTGAAGGCAATGAAGTATATCCTGAACCTTTATTATATAAATAAATTTTTGTTACATCTTTTACACCTGTACCAGATTCTTGCATCATTTGAGAACCGGCATAAGTATCTCCTGATAGTGTATCTGTTTCTAATAATATATGATCTCCCGAATCATCTTCGTTTAAAACACCACCATTTACAACGGCAATAAATGCTGCTGCACCTCCACCATTTGTATTTGCGTTATTAAAAACTAATTGATCTCCTACATTATAATTTACGCCACCTTGATCTATAATATTTCCTTGTATAGAACCTGAATTTAAAGATTTAATTTGTACAACAGCTCCTGAACCTCCACCTACTATAGTAGCTTGTTCATTTACAGTTTCAAAAGCACCATCAGCTATGATATTTTTTGCAATAGGTATACCTGTAATTTCTCCTGTAATAAAAATATCATCATCATCTTTTTCGGTTCCTTTTACTGTTTCTCCTATAACAAACGTTCCTACTATAGATTCTTCATTTAATGTAAATTCAACAACTGATATAGAGTCTAATGTATATCTTACTTCATTTTCAACTATAGCTGTTGCTTTTGAAGTTACTCCTTCTATTGACCTAGAAATTAATCTTGATGTGTCTCCTAATGTATTCACAACTCTCATAATTTTACCTGTAGACCATTTACCATCAGATACTCTTAATAATTGTTCGCTAGGATAAATTGTTTCTGAGTTTTCTCCAAATAACAATTTAAAAAATAGTTTGTGTCCTGATATTGAACCTTTTGACTTATATAAAGATTTTACATTTTTTATTAAACTTCTTTTATTAGTACCATCTTTTAAAGTTTCAGGAAATGTATTTAAAAATTCATTTCTAAACTGACTTAAAAAATTTGATATAACTTTATCAGGATCTCTAAAATTTAATAGTTCTTGTATTGTATTTACAGGATTGGGTTTATAGTTGCTAATGATGGCATGTGCATTTGAAGATGACCCTATTATTGTTTCTCCTTTTAAAAATTTGTCTTGTGATACAATGAATAACCTTGTGTTATCTAAATCTTCAGTTATCACTGTAGATGTTGCTTTAGAAGTTTGTCCTACAATTATTTCTCCTGCTGTAAATTTACCAAATTGTGAACTTTCATAAATTAATTTATCACCATCATTAACAACTGTTCTATCAGCTTGAATAGAAGTACCATCTAATAATAATAAATTTGTTTGGTTAGTTTCTGTTTCTAAAAGTATACCATCAGTACTTTCAATTGAAATAACCGATAACTCGGCTGATTCCATAAAAGCATAATATGTTTGTAAAAACTTTAGAAATTTAGGATGTTCTTCAAGTACAAAATCAGGTACCTGTGAACCTATAAGACTTGATATTTTGTCTTTGAAATTAGCCATAGTTAAAAGCTATTTGATGTATTGTAACCTACCCCAGCATTTGCTGAACCACCTATAAATGTATCAGGCTCAACAGTAATAATAGAATTTGCAATATCTAATTCAATAATTTGATCTCTAACAGGAACTATGTCATTTGAATTTGATTTTACTGTTAATTCAATAACAATAGATGCAGCACCATTAATATTTTGAATTTGTGAAATATTTAAAGATGTTAATATAATATGTCCTGTAAGATAGTTAATAGAACCTTGGTAAGTATTTGCATAAGTTTTTATACCAGATATAAACGTATAACGTCTTATATTTCCCGAACCATCATCATCTAAAAAATATATATTTGCAGTATCGCCATCAATTTTAAATCCAGTTGATTCTAAAATACCACCTTGTGTTGCATTGTAACCTGTTACAGGATTGTATAATGCGTTTCTAAAATATATATCATATCTGTTTGATGAATTTAATATAGGTTTAAAAGTCTTTTTAATTTTGATTGTTGTAATGTTAGATACTATGCTTGCGTCTGTGTTATCAATTATAGACGTAAATTTAGAGTATCTAAAAACACCATCAAATTTTTGTAAGACATCTAAATTATATTCTGTAATTTTATCTGTTATATCTGATTTTAACGTGTCAGAAGATTTTGTTGTTAATCTTGAATTATATTTTACATTAGAATTTACTAATATACTAGTTATTTCTGGGTCTACAATAATTGGCCTTACTGATACCACATTAAATTTTCTTAATTGTTTAACAATACTCTCTTTAGTAGAAGTTGTTAATGTAGAACCACTGGCCGCTTTGATTGCAATTTTAACTGTACCATAAACAGGAGTTTCATCATCTTCTCCTCCCCATACACTGATAGATGATGTATTAGGATAAATTGATTTTACAATTGTTTCATAATCAGTTGTAGTTACAGCACGATTTTGAGCCGAGTATTGTAATGGTGCATTAAAACGAATTGACTCTTTTGATTCTGCAACTGTACCGCCTTGTGAAATAGAATTAGTTGTAAGTGTAATGTCGGAAAATCCACCAATAGTTGTTGCTAAAGTAAATGTAGAAGCTCCATTAGACTCATCTCTATTTGTTACAATGTATTCTAAAATTACAATATTTCCATCAACTAGTTTTTTACCAATCACTCCGTCACCAAAATAAACTTCAAATTTGCCTTCTTCTTCTTCTTGTAAAAAATAAACATTTGAAGTTGAGTCTATATCTACATAACTATTAACGAATAAAAATTCAGTTGTAGCTGTATCGTTTGAACTGTTTTGTACTGAAACTTTTAATGTTGTTGTGTCAACATTTGAATTTTGAATTACAAATTTTTGGTCAGCATCATTTGTATCTACTGTATATCTAAATGTAACTGCTGTGCCCTCGTATATATCTATATTATTAAAAACGTAAAGTCCATTTATTGATGTAATAGTATAATCTTCATTTGTTAAATATTGATACGCTACGCCATCAACAGAAGTTGTAAAAATTGTTCCTGATGGCACAGTGATAGATGAACCTGAACCGTCATTTATAGTTAATTTAATATTTGCTTTAGGTGATCTTACAGAAGAAGGTGTGTAACCTAACATTTTAGCTAACGACACAATATTTTTTCGTATGTCAGCACTGTCTAAGTACATTTCGTTTGCTAACATATTAGCATTGAAGCCTAGATAGTGTGTATTATATGCTAGTACATCTAAAAGTATAGAAAAGCCTGAGCCTTCAAAATTATAATCTGAAAATTCTGATTGACTCTGTAAAAATGTTTTTAAATTTGCTTTTATACTGTCAAAATCAAAATCTGATACTTCTAATTTGTTACTTGCCATGTTATCTTAGTCTTTCTAAAAATGTTTGTACTT